ATAAAGATTCATTTGTAATTTCCGATTGGCCAGAGCATGCGAAGAAAGATATTTTATCAGCACTCGTTAACTTAACTATTTACACTAAAGTTTTATTTAGTCATATTCCTAAAATTTTTGAAAATAAAAATGTAAGATCTTCACCAAATGCAGCAGAAATAAGAACGGTTTCAACAAATTTAGTATCTTGGGTTTCAAGCTTTATTACTGCAACTGATTCTGAATTACTCGAAAGGTTCGAAAAACATGAGAAGTCAGTACCTTTATCACTACTAAAAAAGAAAGGTAAAAATCCATTTGTTCCTCTGAAAAAAGAATTTGGTTCTAATATGGGTGATTTATTTAATAAATATATTGGTAGCAATCTTAAAATGGGAAATGAAGAACTTTTGCAAAAAATATTAGTTTGTGAAAAGACAAAAACAAAAAATTGGAAAGATGGCGCAACTATAGTTACTGCAAAGTATTTAGATAAACTTGTAAAAGAAGAAATCAATAAAAAGAATTATTCCGAATGGAAAAAGAGATTACTACACACTATAGATAATTTCTCAATTATGTTTAAAATGTTCGAAACACAGACTCAATCTTCTATTGTAAAGCTTTCAAAAAAGACTGGTTTTATAACTGATTTGAATAATATTATAAGTTATATAAAAAGTGATATTACAGATTACAAAGTTACATATCAACTTGATGGTTCAAATGAAGCAGATAATATTCGTGTTGAACTTATATTCGAAAACTTCAAAAAATTTATTGAATTATTTGTTGAAGAATGGAATAAGCTTGTAAGTGTTTATGAGAAAAAACAAAACGATAATAAACTTGATGATGAAGAACAGAAAATGTATGATGTCGAACTAAGTATTGGGAAGAATGGTATCATAATAATAAAGATAATTTTTTAGAAGATGGTGTTTTGTTAGTAAAAGATTTAAATAGATTTTTTACTCCCAATCAGAGAGTAATGATAGCAGTAACAAATGATTATACCAATCCACTTGGTGAAGAAATTAATCCAGTAGATGTTTGGAATGGTAAAATGTATCATACAGACCATTGGCATATTTCATATGCAAATGGCGGGTTTACTTGTGTATTTAATGCACAGGTATTGAAAGCGGAAACAAATATAAAAAAGAGTAAGAAGAATGCAGAAGAATTTATTCAACAAGGAGTTTAATTAATGTCTATATATAAATTTACAGATTCTTTCGATAATAATAAAACTTATAGTTATAAAATTCTTGTATATCCAAATATAACTTTTCAAAAGGATTTGGAAAAAGATTCTTATGTTGTTGTATTAGGTAATATTATCAGAGAGTTAAATAAGATTCGTGATGATATTCATTGGACTATTTTTTCTCCAGGTGGTAATATACAAAGTCTTAGCTTTGAAAATACACTTCAATTACCTATTAAGTTTCCACCGTATCCAAATGCTATGAGATTACATTTTAATCAAATAGATATTATAAAACAAATTGATTTTAGAAAAAATGATTTTGATATAGTTTATTCTCATTTACCAGAACACACTTTACAACTTAAAAATGTTTTTTTAAATGAAACTAATATAGAACCAAAGTTTATTGGATACACACATTGGACAGAGTTTCCTGAGATTACAAATTATGCTGCTACAGTAATGGATATAAATTTTCTTGGTTTGTTGGCTATGGAAAAATGTGGTGTGAATACGCAAGGACAGAAAAATCTAATTCTTAAAAATGCAAAGACACACTTTAATGATGATGTAGTTAAAAGATTAGATACGATACTTGAACCACAATATCTTGGTTGGGAAATACCAAAGTATGAAAAACAAACTACAAATAAAAAGATAATTGTATATAATCATCGTCCACATACATATAAAAACTATCCTTGGTTTTTAGAACAAATGGATAAGTTATGGGAGAAAAGAAAAGACTTTGAGGTGTGGGTGCCGTTAGCAGACTCAAAAGAACGAGAGTATATGACAATAGATAAATACGATCGTAAAGGATATTTTTCTAAACTATCTTCTTGTTATTTAGGTGTATGTGCAAAACAAAAGTATAGTGGTTGGGCTGTATCTGCTACAGATGGTATGAGTGTTGGAGTACCTTATTTATTTTCTGATAATGATTATTATCACGAGTTAGCTGATAGTGCTGGATGTTATTATGCAGATGGTGATGACTTGATACTTAAAATAGAAAATTTATTTGATGTACCAGATTTAAGAAATGAGTGGTCTGATAAATCACTAAAAAGATTTGAACAAGGTAAATGGGAAAACCAAATTTACCAATTCAATAATATGATTAATGATACAATAGAAAATTTGCCTATGCTAAAAAGTGATACAGATACTTATAAGAAAGTAGTAGATTTTATTCATAGGAAAAAGTCAGTAACTAAAGGTGAGATTCTAAAGATGTTAAATTGGGGTGTAAGAATATCATTTAGTGGTTACAGAAATAGATTAAGAAACGAACCTACTATAAGGTTTACAAAAGATAGATATGAGGTTATAGAATGAAACAGTTAACACCTGACCAAATCCAAGAGAATTGGCAACAACTTCGTGATAAGATTACAGAAACATTTGAGGGTGAACGATTAGAGAAACTCAATGAAATGTATGATTATTTTGAAGATAGAATGATTATTGCACCAGGTGGATATGTAGAACACGTACTCCACGTTACTGATTGTGCAGTTCAATTGAAAAAAGTGTGGGAAGATAATAATGCTACAATTAATTTCTCAGACGAAGAATTAATATTTGCAGCTATACATCACGACTTAGGTAAAGTTGGTGATATGAATAACGATTATTATGTTCCGCAAGAATCAGAATGGCATAGAAAAAATCAAGGTTCAATCTTTACACATAATAGTAAATTACAATATATGACAGTTACAGATAGGGCCATATACATACTCAATCAGTTTGGGATCTCGATGACAGAGTGGGAATATGTGGGTCTAAGACTAACTGATGGACTATATGAAGAAGCTAATAAATCTTATTATATTTCATACAATCCTGATTGGTCTTTAAAATCTAATATTGCATATATTTTACATCAGGCAGATTCAATGGCAACACATATTGAATATGATGAGTGGAAGCGTGGTGAAGAACAAGAAGAAATCAGAGTAGAACAAAATGTAGAAAATATTAAAAAGGCTGTTACTATGAAGGAAACTTCTGAAGAACTTTCTAAAAAATCAAAAGATTTGTTTGATGAATTGTTTGGAGATAAATAATGTTAGTAGAAATAATATTAGGATTACTTGTTCTTACAGAAGGATATGTAATTTGGAACTTAATTAGAAAAACAGAGTTGCTAGAAACGTGGGTAGAAGATTTTACTCAAAGAATAGAACTAGTTCAAACTGATTTGAAAGTTATTGATAATAAAGGAGCTTTTAAAGCAGATGATGAAGTAGGTACAATATTTGAACAAATAAAAGAAACAGTAAATAAATTAGATGATTTGATTGGAGAAGAAATTAATGCCAGCTAAAGTAATTAAGAAAAAAAGACGTAAAAAAAGTAAAATGTATTTTGGAACACCAGTTCAGAATGCTATAATACGATATAATGCAACATCGAATCCCGCTATAAAAAATAGAATATATGGTGAACATATACATAAAGCGTTTGATAAATTAGCAGAAAACTTAATTCATACATTTAAGTTTTATTACTTTGACTACCCCCTTGATGAAGTTAAATATGAGGTAGTTTCTTTTCTTGTAATGAATATGCACAAATATCAAGCTGATAAAGGAAGAGCATTTTCATACTTTTCTGTTGTCGGTAAAAATTATTTGATTCTACATAATAATAACAATTATAAGAAAATGAAAACTCACGATGATATCAGTAGGTTGGATTACAAACGGAAAGTATTTGTTGAAAATTCAAAAGATGACACAGATGAATTTAATAAAGAGTTTGTAATTCAAATGTTAGATTATTGGGAAAATAATTTAACTAATATATTTCGTAGACAAAAAGATATTTTGGTTGCTGATGCAGTATTAGAATTATTTAGACGAAGAATGAATATAGAAAATTTTAATAAAAAAGCTTTGTACATTATGATTAGAGAAATGACGGGTTCTAATACTCAACATATTACAAGAGTAATAAATCAAATGAAAAAATATTATTTTAATATGATGGCAGAATTTTCAGCAGGTGGTAATATAGATACCTCTAATACAGGTAGTATATTTTAATGGTCTTGGGGGCTGTAACTCAGTATGGGGCTGTGGTATAACGAGATTACTCCGCACTTGCACTGCGGCAATTAGGGTTTGACTCCCTACAGCTCCACTTCATATAATACGAAAAGTAAATCTAAAAAATCTAAAAAACAAGGAGATCATAATGAATGTAAATGAATTATTTGAATCAATCCAAGAACACTATGATGAGTTTGAATCGAATCATAAAGTGTGGGCAGATAAGGGAACTAAAGCATCAGCTGGAAGAGCCCGTAAAGCAATTGGTGAGATTAAAAAGTTAGTTACTGAATATCGCAAGGAATCAGTATCAGCTTGTAAATAACCATTCGATTACAAACAAAAAAGGGAAGCTTTCGCTTCCCTTTTTTTGTGTCCTATACTTGTAGGAAGTATAAGACTATTTCGATCCTACTTGCGAAATAAACCCACCAACACCAACAATGCGACAAGCCCAGCGAATCCCGACTCGCCGAAACTGTTTATGATGGATGTCAGGTTACCTATAACGTTGACACCAAAGATACCACTTCCAAATATTACTTCAGAAACAGCACCTATGGCTACAAAAGATACCATTAGATGAGCTAAGTGATCTAACCATCCTTTGACCATTGTTATGATTTCCTTCATTGGTTTTCTCCCGTTAGTTAAGAAAAAAAGGTTTCTTAGTATGCAACCAAAAAACCCTCAATAATAACTATTTATGTATACAAATAATAAATTCTAATATATATTTATATATTGAAGTTTTTAGGTTGTATTATATTTATTATTGAGTAATAACATTTAAGGTGAATTATGGCTATAGATTATGAAATCTTTGATGGTAAATCACTATCATCATTATTTAAAGATATCTACGAAAATACAGAATTTAATCGCAAACAACTTGAAGTGTTGACTAAGGAATTAGTGCACTTTATCAAGGACGGTGATACTGCGGTTCAGATAGTTCCTATGATAAAAGAATATTTGGAAATTAATGTAAAGAACGATGACCAACTTGTTAAGTTGGCTGGTATTGTTCAACGATTAATTTCTGCAGAAAGTCGTGGTGGAGCAGAAGAAGAGTATGGGTTATCAGACGAAGAAAAAAATCAATTACTTTCAGGTATAGAAGATAGTATAAAAGATATACAAATAGAATCAGATAAAATACATAGTAAAATAGAATTAACGAAAAAGGCGAATTAATGGCTTGGAAACGTAAGATAGGTGTAGATACAACTACATCACTTCCTACAGGGTTAGCATCGTGGCGCAAAATAAGTTCCTTTGTTAAACAACTTATAAAAGCTTCTCAATTTGAATATCACGAATCGGAAGCATTTGAAGTAAAAAATAATTTAATAAATAATCGTAGAGGGCATGGTGCAGTATCAGGTACATTTTTAAATAACCCTAATCAAGAAATTTTTGATGGAGTTGTTTATCCTATAAATCCAAATATAACTAATATACCTTTAATTGGCGAGCAAGTGGCGGTTATAGAATATAATGGAAAACATTTTTACACAGATATTATAAACAGAAAAAATTCACCAAATGAAAATGCTATTCCAGGTGCAAGTGGTGGTTATATACCTAATACTAAGTATGGTGATACATTTGAAAGAAAAGATATTAAACGAATCCATGTAAATGAAGGTGATATTGTTTATGAGGGTAGGTTTGGAACTTCAATTAAATTAGGTTCGGATGGTAAAAATAAAGCAACTGGCGGGCCTAAACCTCAAATTAAAATCGTAGCAGGACATAGAGATATTGGAGAGACTATAGCAACACAAAATATAGATAAAGATGATTCATCTATATATTTGTTGGGTGCTGTGGTAGGTGCTGAGGATAAAAGCGAGGGAAAGGATAAAAAAATACTAATAAAATCAAATGGTATATTTATAACTGGAAGAGATACTATTAGATTAAATTCAAATAATGTTGCGTTAGGTAGAGGAGCAGATGAACAACCAGTAGTTAAAGGTGGCGAATTGAAGAATGTATTACTTGATTTAATAAGTGCGTTAGAAAAAGCAACTTTCATAGGAGTTGCTCCAGGTTCCCCAACAACACCAGCGGTAAATGTACTTGAATTTACCAATTTAAGGGTAAAATTAGAAACTATATTAAGTGATAAAGTAAAAACAGCATAGGAGTTGTTATGACTAAAAAAGATCTTGTAAAAATAATACGAGAAGTAGTTCGTAAAGAAGTACAAAAAGAGGTACAAAAGATATTTATAAAAGAAGAAACTTTTTCTAAATTGACAGATATTATACCTAAAGAAGTTTCAGAACCAAAAGAAGAAACCCATTTTACTAAAAATAAAACTTTAAATAAAGTTTTAAATGAAACAAAAGGCGGAATTCTAGCTCAAGGTACAGAAGAGTATCCTACTTTGGGCGGCGATACATTTGATACAAAACGAATGCAGGAACTTTTAGGTTATGGAAAACCAGAAGAAGTTAAAAGAGATATGTTAGCAGTAGATACTTTACGAAAAGCAGGAAAATCAGTAGATGATGTTCCTGAACATATTACAAATGCTTTAACTCGTGATTATTCTGACTTAATGAAAGCGATAAATAAAAAAGGATAATAAATGTCAAGTGCTCTAGAAACTGATTTAAACCCAAATACATATGTTGGACTTTCATTTCCTTTGCGGAGAGATAAGTTTAATGATTTTGCAATGACAAAAAATTCATTGCAACAAGCTCATCATAATTTGAAGAATTTATTATTAACTTCTCCAGGTGAAAGAGCAATGCAACCTGAATTTGGAAGTAATATGAGAGCATTATGTTTTGAACAAATAGATGCTAATTTACCAAATAAAATTGAAGAAGAGGTTAGAAGGGCGGTTGGAGCTTGGTTGCCATATATTAATATACAAGAAGTTAATACATTAACTGAAGACCAAGACCAAAATAAAATTTATGTGGAAGTACTATTTTCTACTACATTGAGCCCACAGTCAAAAGAATCGGTAACAATAAATGCAACTACAGGAACTACTTCTGGGGGTACATCAACAATTGGATCTCAACAGGATGTTCAATTTTAATATTAGGTAATTGGAGTAATTAAATGCCACGTACAAGCGTAAAAAAGAATATGGTAAAATCAGTTAATTATCTTAATAAAGATTTTAACGATTTTAGAAATAATCTTATAGAATTTGCTAAAGTATATTTCCCAAATACTTATAATGATTTTAATGAAGCATCACCTGGGATGATGTTTATAGAAATGGCTGCATATGTTGGTGATGTACTTTCTTATTATATAGATTCTTCATTTAGAGAATCACTACTTGCTTATGCTGAAGAGAAAAGAAATATTTATAATATAGCACAATCATTCGGTTATAAACCAAAGGTTACTTCAGCAGCGTCAACAGTATTAGATGTATTCCAAACAGTTCCAGCATTAAATCAAGAACCTGATTTTAGATATGCACTTAATATAAAAGCTGGTTCAGTTGCTAAATCTTCAGCTACAGGTACAACTTTTAGAATGTTAGAAGATTGTAATTTTAAATTTTCAAGTTCATATGACCCAAGAATAGTTACTGTTTTTGAAACGGATAGTGGAGCTCCCACAAAATTTTTAATGAAGAAAAAAGTAAAAGCTGAAAGCGGAACTATAGTATCTGAAGTGTTTTCGTTTGGAACAGCCACGAAATATTCACAAGTTAAGTTAGCGAATGAAGATGTTATAGAAATAATTTCTGTAACTGATAGCAATAGCAATACTTGGTATGAAGTTGATTCTTTAGCAAGAGATACAATTTTTGAAGATATGGAAAATAATTCTACTAATGATCCTACATCAGTAATTAATAGAGATACAGCACCATATATTTTAAAGTTAAAGAAAACATCTCGTAGATTTACAACATATATAGATGAAAATGATAACACAATTTTAAGATTTGGAGCTGGTATATCAGATAACCCAGATGAAGAAATAATTCCAAATCCAGATATGGTTGGATCTAGTTTACCTGGAAGTCCTACTTATCTTACAACTGCATTTGATCCTTCAAATTTTTTAAAAACAAAGGCGTTTGGATTAGCACCATCAAATACAACACTCACAGTAAAATATGCTCATGGCGGTGGTATTGATGATAATGTTAATGCTGATGATATTACAGAATTATCAAGTGTTAGTTATGAAATACAGGATGATTTATTAACAACTTCTTTAGTAAATGATGCGAAAAGTTCAGTTGCGGTAACAAATCCAAAACCAGCTACTGGTGGTTCTGCTGGACAATCTATTAGAGAAGTTCGTGAAAGTGCATTAGGACATTTTCAAGCTCAACAAAGAGCGGTTACAAAAGAGGATTACATAATAAGAGCATATTCACTTCCAGCTAAATATGGAAATGTTGCAAAAGCTCATATGGTGCAAGATGACCAATTAAATAAATCAGCTCAAACGGATGATTTAGAAAGAAAAGTAACACAAGAAGATGTTGATAACGAAAGAACTTTAAAATCATTTCAAGTAGGAAGAATACCAAATCCACTAGCTATGAATATGTATACACTTGGATTTGATACTAGAAAAAAATTAACCAGGTTAAATCAAACAGTTAAAGAAAATATAAAAACTTATTTATCTCAATATAGATTAGTTACTGATGCTGTTAATATTAAAGATGCCTATGTTATTAATATAGGAGTAAATTTTTCAATATTAACTAAAGTTGGATTTAATAAAAACGATGTCCTTCTTAGGTGTGTAGCAGCAGTTCAAGACTTTTTTGATATAGATAGATGGCAAATAGGCCAACCAATTGTACTGTCAGATATAGCGTATGAAATATCATTGGTAGATGGTGTATCCTCGGTAGTTGCTCCAAAAGAAAATAATCCTTTGGGATTGGCAGTTGCTATTGAAAATAAATATAAAATAGAGGATAGCTATTCAGGAAATTATTATGATATAGAAAGTGGTATAATTGAAGGAGTTTTATATCCTGCACTAGACCCAAGTATTTTTGAAGTTAAATTTCCTGGATCTGATATTAAAGGTAAAGTTGTCGGTGATAATTTAGGAGCAATGGAGTAAGACAATGCATTATTTTACATTCGCAGATAAAGATACAACAGTTTATCAACAAAGTAGTAGTTTGAATGCTGGGCAAGATGAAGTATTAGAAATAAGAAAAGATGTAAGCCAAACAGGAACTTCAGTAAATGTTTCTCGGATATTGATACATTTTCCATTAGAATTTATATCATCTTCTATTGTTAATGGTGTAATACCAAAACCTTCAAATGGTCACACTGCTTCAAGTTCATTTTATTTAAATCTTTTTGACGCAAACCCATCTTCGTTAGTTGCTTCTCAAAGTATATATGCGTATCCAGTAAGTCAAAGTTGGAAATTAGGGGGAGGCCGTTCTTATGATAACCCTGTAACTACTGAAGGAACAAGTTGGATTTATAGACAGGGATACCTTGATGGTACACTATGGGATTCAGCAGTTAGTAAATCAGGAGCGACTTGGTGGAGTGGTAGTTCTGCTAGTGGTGGTAATGCTGGGTTAGAAACTACAGTTGGACTTGAAGCATCTTATTCATTTGCTTCAGCAAAAACTGAAGATCTTAGAATGAATGTAACTGATATAGTTCAATGGTGGTTAGAAGGTAGTGCATCAAATGAGGGATTTTTAGTTAAACGAAGTGGTAGTATTCTTGATAAAAGTGCTGGAACTATAAATGCATCTACTGATGAAGGCGGTTCTGGGTCACTTGGTAATTTTTCATTTTTTTCAACTGATACTCATACAAAATATCCGCCTACATTAGAAACTGTTTGGGATGATTCAATTGGAAAATGGGCTTGTGGTAGTTTAAGTCCAATCACTGGTTCTGATTTAGAGGATATGAGAATTTATATGAGAGGATTTAGACCAGCATATACAGAAAAATCTAAAGCAAAATTTAGAGTTATTGGTCGTGGAAGATTTCCAGCTAAAACATACGCAACAACGCCTTCTACTTTAGAGGTAAAATACTTACCAAGCGGTTCATCTTATTATTCAATTGTAGATGCTGAAACAAATGAAGTGGTTGTGCCATATGGTAGTGGTTCTAAATTGAGCTGTGATTCAACTAGCAATTATTTTAATCTTTGGATGGATGGGTATCAACCAGAAAGATATTATAAAATTGAATATAGAGTTCGAAGTGGTAGTGGAACTGTTGATGAGATTGACCAATATTTTGATGAGGGATTTACATTTAAAATAAATAAACAAGGGTAGTTTAGAAATGCCTTATACAAAAACAGAATTAGAAAATGGAACTGTTGAGTTTTATGATAAATTTATAAATAAACTTAGAACAACATATTTGAATAGATTAGCTGGGCATGCTACCAGTAGTTTCAGAGATAAGTTTAATGTTTTATATTCATATGAAGATATTAATACAGGCGATGGTATAGAAGATGTTAACATTGATACACCAACTTCACTTTATAATGGTCTAATGACCAAAGAACAACAAAAAGAACAATCAGTAACTTCTGAAAATGAAGTTCCATTATATACCCAGGGAATATTACTTGATAAAGTAATTTCAAGAGGATTTTCTGAATTAAAAGAAGTTAAATTTGCAGATGAATTACCAGAAGGTATTGTAAATGGTGATTTATTATCAACAACTGATTCAAATGATTCGAGAAAGTGGTTAGTAGAAAATAATCAAAGAAGGCAATTTGCAGATTTAAGTGCTTTATTTGCTGGAGAGTTTAATTTCAGTAAATTTAAAACTTTTGATTTTAAAATAATTAAACAAATTCCAGCTGGAGATTTGGTAGATTAATATTATGAAAAATAAATTAACAGAAAAAGATTTTGAATTTGCTTATTTATATCCGCGGTTTGATGCTAGTGTTGAGGGCAATGAAAGAGATTATGTAGAAGCTCATGTTTTTGATACTAATGATAATTTTCTAGAAAGTGCTACAGTAGATAGAAAATATATAGATAAAGATATAAATAATTTTATAAAAATAAAAACAGGAACTTTTCTTAGAAAAATAGGTTATGACAGAGGTCGGTATGTAGTAAAATATAACTTTTTTAGAAAAATGGCTGGAGACTATAAACCTATTTTAGTTGATGTTGGTGGAAATATATTTAATGAACCCATTGATTCTGAACCAGATGGTAATGTTACAATTCAATCAAATGGTAGAATTTTTACAAAAGGGGAAAATAAAAAAGAATTATTTTTAAGAGAAAATAAGTATTTTATACATGAAATATCAGAATCAAGAAAAGAAGTGCGATTAGCAACACAACAAATAAAAAGTGATAAATATCTTAGAGATTTCTTTAATCTACAAAAAGAGAAGAAAAGAATTGGGTCGGTGGGAACAATAGATAGTCATTTAGTATTTGAAGCACCTGTAGGAACTCCAGGTGCTTCAAAGGCAGATAGTAACACTTTAGTATTAGCTAATCCTAATGGTAATGAATTTCCAAAAAATTTGGTTGGTGGAATATTTGAAGTTAGTAATGCATTTATTACATCTTTTGAACCAGCTAAAGTTCAATTAGATGATCCTGGTTTAGGTGGGGGTCCAGATGAAGAATTTCATCCAGAAGAAGGCGATGCTTTTATTCCTAGTTTTTTATTAAATACAGATGATACTGAGCCTGGTGCTATTAAAAATGTTGAAAATAGAAAATTTGTAAATCATAAAAATTTAATAAAAGTTGGTATGACGAAAGTAAATATACTTGGTGTAAGTAGAGAAATTAAGATACCATCTACTGATGAATTAATAGAAATGAGTAAAACTCAATTAGATACAGGCAGGACATTACTTGCAAACACTTTTGGTAAATATTCTTTAAAGGCTTCTAAAAATTCTAAAATTGTATTAAGTAGTAATTCAATTCTTAGAGATGTAGGTAGAAAATATCGGTGGCTTATACATGGAGTTGAGAGAACAAGAGATCATAAAACTACATTAGGAGTAAAGCATTCATATCATTGGGATTGGACATATCTTACTAAAAGTCAAGTTCGTATAGAAAATCCTAATGGTGGTACTGTAAATGGTCTTGAATTTACAGGTACTCAAGATCAAGCTAAAGATCTTACTTTTACTATATTGGATCAAGGGTGTTATTTAGATGTATTATTAGAGATTGAACTTGAAGGTGGATCACGATTTACTGAAAAAATATTTCTTCCAAGAATAATAACAACCCGCGTCAAAGCTTAGGTGAGATATTATGGCTAAAGCATTTACAGAATTTCCACAATTTTTTGCTGAAACTGCTCAAGAAGTAGCATTTGATTCGATTATAATAGAAGAAGGATTAGATGAACTTGAAGGGAAAAATGTAGGATTCGTTACAGAACCAATTATATTAAATACATCTGATAGTTTTCTTAGTAATTTACCTATGGTGGGGTTAAATGGATTTAATAGAACTTTTAGGTGGGATTTATATAATACTGATGCCGATAATCAATCTATTTTAACTAGTGATGTTAATTATGGAGATTTATTTGCTTTGCCAGGAACTGTAAATGATACTTCTTTTGTAATTAATGCTTCAAAAGACCCAGAGAGATGGCAAATTAATACGGATCCAGCTGTAGATGAAATTGGTACTTATATCGCTACAATGACAGTTACAGATCCTGCATCTAGTTTTATGGGGTTTACAACTCCTGAACAAAAACATATATTTTCCTTTGAGTTTCAATTGTTGCCAGATGTAGAAGGGGTTGATGAGGGAATGGAAATTCCAAAGTATGCTCCATATGTTGCTCAGATATTAGATGTTGATGGGGCTAAACTTACATTAAATCAATCACTTAATGAATTTAAAAATAGAACGCGTCAAAAACTTACTGTAATACCGCCTGATAATCCAATAACAAAATGGTCGATAAAGTTTAAAAATCAAGAAAAAAGAGATTTATCTACTTACCTACATTTTGGTGATGATAATTTACAATTAGCAACAAATTTTTCAACAGATACAGAAACATTTCCAGATTCACCATTTTCAGTTTTATATAAATTATATGAACCTTTACCAGATGATATAGAAGAAAAAGATATGGTTCATGTTGTTCGCGAAATGTTACCAGAATTAATTGAAACAATTGAATTAGTACCATATGAACAAGAAGATGAAGATGTATTAGTATTAAGAGTTCCAGATTCTGCTGGAGTGGATTCTCCAGTAACAATGAGGTCAACTGCATTTCAAAGTTATGATGATTTAGTAACTTCAGATGCTCGTCTAAAAAAAGAAATAGAAGATAAATTTTTAAGTGGTAGTGAAAAACCAATTAATTTAAATCTTGATTATTCTAATTACGAAAATTATATTAATTTTTCTTCAGCTGAAAAAAGATTAGATAATTTTAAATATAAAGTTAAATTGATAGATGGCTATAAAGCAGAAAGTTCATCTTTAGTAGGTGTTAATTATGCTGGATCTGATTTAAGAGAATTTGATAAAAAAATAAGAAATATTAAAGCTAATTTTGATGGTTATGAAGATTATTTGTATAACGCTAGTTCTTCTTATACAACAAGTTCTTTAGGAGAATTTCCAACAGCATCTTGGCCTAAAACAGGAAGTGGTACTTATGCAATTCCTTTTGAACCAGTAAGTAGATCTCATGCTGATTTTATTACTTGGTATGGTTCAATAGCTTCTAAGAGAGGACAGATATATTCTGCTTCCTACTATGATACAAATAATCCAAATCGGTTAATAAATTTATTACCAGAGCATATTAAAGATGATGCAGAAAATAACCAATTTTTAGATTTTATGGATATGATTGGGCAACAGTTTGATGAACTTTGGGCTTATACTTCAGAGATTGCAAAAATAACAGATAGACAAAATGATTTAAGTAAAGGATTTTCTTCTGATTTGGTATTTAATTTAGCTAAATCTCTTGGGTGGGGTGTACAAGATGGTAAAGATTTATTAGATTTAAGTAGAGTAGGATTCGGACAAAAACTTAGTGGTACAACATATTCACTTTATACATCTGGTTCACTATCATCACCACCCGAAGGTGATATATCAAAGGAAATAACAAAACGAATTATTGCAAGTATGCCATATTTGTTAAAGTCTAAAGGTACTATTGGTTCGTTAA